TCTTACCCATTGCCTTGACCACATCAGCAGCAGTTGTTTTTTGTATTGGAACTCTTCTACCGTTATCGTTTCTATTGTTTAATTCATCATCAGATTTTTCTCTACCAGTGAACATTTTAAGTTCACCACCTACAGTTTTTGCCTTTAGGTTACCTTGACGATCATACCAATCTCCGTGACCGTCTCCCACCAAACCCAATTTCTTTGCTTGAGAAGATGCTTTGGTAACCCTTGCCTCGGTTATGAATGTTTGGAACTGCTTCACTTATTTTTTGATAAATTTCTTTACGATTACGATGAATAAAATTAAGACCAGATGTCTGTATTTGTTTATATTTATCATTACTTTCTGTGAATACAATAAAAAACTGCATGAACTCTTTGATCTCTAAGTTTTGCAGCTGTTTTCTTCTTCTTTTGACAGTGTATTCAAGTATTAAGGCATCGATAAGTTGATTCATTGTAGTTTCCAATATACTGAGGATTTATCTGATTGAGAGGATGCATATAGATATAATTCTTTCATTGCATCGTCTCTTCTTCCATTTGTTTTCAACCAATCTAACATTCTTAGACCTGCTAATTTACTATATCTCCATGCTCTTGGTTGCCTATCAATAATATTTTTTCCTTCAGCACCTCTAACAAAATTTTTAGCATTGTACTTATCTAATAATCTATAAATTTCATCTGTTATGGGTTTGTTACCCTCTCTACTTTGTTCCCATGTTGGTTCTGTGGGTGCAGAATTAAATCCAGCATCAAGTAACAATCTCCTAAGGACTGCACCTTGTATTTTACCTTGTGCAGCAGTTCTCCCTTTCAACTCAAGTTTCCAATCTCCTTTTGTAGGACCGCCAAAATTTCTTGCTTGAAATTTTTGAAAAGTATCATTCCCATAATAAAAATATACGTCCATGGATGAGGTAAAAGTAAGATCGTATTTTACAAATTTTGCTTTTTCATTTGCTTTTCTTTGTGCAGCAGGGATATCGTTAAGTAAATTCATTGAAGGAGATCCTCCTATTTTTTTCAAAGATATTCCTATGAGATCACCATCAGATCTCATTTGTAACAGTGCATTATTCAAACAATCTATCGTTTTTTCTCTATCTAAATGTGATTTGACTTGTTGCTTCTTACTTTTTTTTACCATCCATATGTCAGCAGGATTCCATTTATCTTCTGAAGATAAATTTGTTTGTTTTTTTACTCTATTAAACGCTCTTCTTATTGCACCATCATCTATTTGTGAGTCACCTCTAAGAAATTCATACCCTGATCCCCCAATGGTGTTGTAAATTGCGTTTGCACCTGCCCATGATCCCTCATGCCATTCTTTAGGTAATGATCTAATTTCATCTAATGTTGTGCCAGGTATATCGCAATTTTGCATACCACACTCATAGTCTTTATCGGTAAATGGTGGTGACGGGTTGTCACAATAATATCTTATGGCAGCATATACACATTGAGCTGCCTCTTGTATTTTTGTTGCTGCTGCACCTCCACCAGAACCCTTACTATTTTCTGGTTTTACCTCTACTCTTATAACTTTATTATCACGTATTGGTACATCAAGAGAAGTACCTTTCGATGTTTTCTTTGTGTCTGGATATTTGTCAAGTAATGCTGCTACTATATTGTCAGTGGCAGAAACTCTTTTAGATTGTGGTACGTAAACTTTTAATGCTATTTGTACTTTTTTTTGTGAATCAGTTGACTCTACATTTTTTATATCCATTACGTAATAAGAATAATTATCACCTCCTAACGCTGCCATCACATCTTGAAACGCTTCTTTGTTTTGTGATGGTATTTCTATCATTTTTATATAAAAATTTAATGATATTTATTTGTCACCTTCTTTCCTATTTTCAGAATAAAACTCAGAGAAATGTCCTTCTGGATATCTACTCTCTAATTTTTTGACATTCATATCACATATGTCATCAAGACTAATATCTAAAGCAATACATGCTTGAGCAACGTACCATAGTACATCTCCAAGTTCAATTTTTAAATGATTGATGTTATCCTCATTGTATGGTTTACCTTGAAAAATTATTTTCTTTACTATCTCCATAAACTCACCACCCTCGGCACTTATACCAACAGCAGCAGTAAGGAGACGATGGATCTCAGATTTTTCTTCTAAATCTCTAAGGCGATTTATAAATGCCACACCATTCTTAGATTCTTCGCTCGTTACTTTACTAACAAAACGAACATATTTACTATCAAAATTTGAAGTCATTAAATTTTGCTTTGGATTCCTCAGATTTATTATACTCTACTACCTCTACATCGTCAAGTATATTATCTTGTGCTGACTGTTCACAATCATATAGTCTCATCTTAGCACGATCAATACCAACCACAAATCTTTTATTCATAGTCGGGTCGTTGTACCTGTTCTTCAATTGTTTGACCATTATTTGATTAAGTGTTTCCATATCTTCGGTGCTGACCAAAGCGAACATAAGATCAGCAGTAGCTGGAAGACCAAAGCTTTCTGAAGTGTCAGTAAGATTAGGGTCGCTACTAGTAAAGCCAGACCGTGTAGTTTGCGTTGCCGAGACAATTGGTACGCTTGCTTCAACTGCCAATCCTCGAAGCTCTTCTGCAATTGCTTTGACATAAGAATAAGAATTTACGTTAACTGCACTTCTATACCTAGATGAAGCACATATGTTTAGATAATCTACAAATATTATATCAGGTATAAATGATTTCTTCAACTTAAGTTCTTGAAGTAAAGCACGAAAATGACCTGTATGTGCAGATGCAGTAGGGTATTCTTTCACAATAAGTTTACCTGTTGTTTTTTCAGAAAGTTTATCAATCTTTTTAGTAAACGTGCTGTGTGGTAAATCTTTTATGTCTCTGATATTTGTATTCAATAAGTTTGCATCTATTCTTTCTGCAATTTTTTCTTCTGCCATCTCAAGTGTGATATATAAAACGTTTTTACCTTGTGTAAGACAAGAACTGGCAACATGACACATGAATAAAGACTTACCAACACCAGTACCAGCAAGAGCAATGTTGAGAGTTTTATCAGAGAGTCCACCTGACGTAATCTTGTTGAAGTATTCAAGATCAAAAGGTATTTTGTTTTCAACTTTGTGATAAAATGCATATCGATCTTGAGAGTCATCAATGTAGTCATGCCCAACATGTTGATCAAATCCTACAGATAAAGCATCTGAGAGAATACTAGGGATTGCATCAGCATTTTTTTTATTATCTTGCCCATCAGCAATTTGAATAGACTCCATAAGTGCAAGGTAAATAGCACGTTCTTTACACCATGCCTCAGTCGTATCAAGAGACCAAATGTAATCAGATTCTGATGGAGAAAGAGAATCTACAAGTCTTGTGACAAGAGAAAATTCATCTTGAGATAAATCTGTTCTTTTCTGTATCTCAATATTGAGTATTTCTTTTGTTGGTATCTTATCATATTTTTCTAAAAATGCAGATGTTTCCTCAAAAACTACCCTATCAGTTTTTTCTTCAAAATAATCAGCACATAAAAAAGGAATAACTTTTCTAGTATATTCCTCTTTGTATATTAAGTTACTGAGAATTGTTGTCTCAACTCGTTCCATAATTAGCGGTGAAGGAAATACTTAATCTTTGTAATTTTTCTTTAAATGGTGTGACTGTATGAATAAGATATGATGGAAATATTATTAGCAATCCAGAGACAGGGTATGTATGATACGCATCAAGATTGAATGCAGTTGGTTTTTTTATTTTTTTGAGTCTAGAAAATTTTAAACCATAACTAGGATCTTGAAAGTAAATAGAACCTCCGTTTATACCATCCCATATGCCTGGTTGAAGTGGATTGCCCTCACTATAATTGAATTCGCATTTATTGTCAACGATATATTTTGCTGGATAATAAACACCAGTTAGAGCACTATTAGCATGATGGTGTCCTACGTTCATGTCGCCACTATAATTCATGTTAGACCAAAGTTGACGCACCTGTAAACCTTTTACAAAACCGTATGCATCACAATAATCATCACAAGATTCTTGTATTTTATTTTTGAGCGTATCAAAACTTGAATATGTTTTTTCAAGACCCCCTTTGCTATGCCATCCACCAAAATTGCTACGTTGATTACCTTTAGGATCTTTATTCATCTCACTAATGCTATCATTTATTAAATCAATATTTAATTCATGATTATCTCTACCATAGTTGTATAAACAAATAGGTATAGGGAATAGTGGTAGTGATGTTTTAGTGACCATAACTAAATTGTTTCTGTGCTATTTCATCTAAAGCTTGCATCACTTCTGGAGTAAAATATTTTTCTGGTTCTTTATACACTGCTTTAGCATATATTTTTTTACCATCAATTTCATATCTACCAGCAACATTTTTCCATAATCCACCTACTTCACCTAACTCTAACAAACCATAATACTTATCTAAACCACGTTCGTCATAGTAAAGTCTAATTGTTACATCTTTATTTTCTTTTGTCAAACGTGACTTGATTGTCTTAGCTTTGATAATGTTTCCAATGACTTCTTTTCCATCTTTTTCTTTGCTCTTGCTGAGATAGATGATTGTACTCGCTGCATACTTGAGTCCAGAACCTCCCCCCATTTCTTTCGTTGGAACATAAG